AAGATGATGACAGCCAGGTTAAGGAGAAGACTTTCACTCAAGATGAACTTGATGGAATTCTTCAAAAAAGGCTTTCTCAGGCTACTAAGAAGTATGCAGATGTAGATTTAAATGAGTATAGAGAACTAAAAAATTTAAAGACACAGATTGAGGAAGAGCAACTTATAAAAAGACAAGAGTTTGATAAAGTTTTGCAAAAAACTAAACAACAAAGTGCAAAAGAAGTTGGCCAACTTAGATCTGAATTAGAAAAGATCAAAGTAGATGGCGCTCTTATTAGTGCAAGTTCAAATGCTAAGGCAGTGAACCCAGCTCATGTAGCTACACTACTAAGAAACAACATCAGAATGAATGATGATGGCAATGTTACTGTAGTTGACAATGATGGCAATGCTAGATTTGACAGCAAAGGTGATGCAATGTCAGTAAGTGCATTGGTTGATGAGTTTTTGACAGAAAATTCTTACTTTAGAGTTGCTGGACCTAGTGGTGCAGGGTCTACTGGAAACACTGACACTAGATCAAATGAAAAATTTGATCTTTCAAAACTAGATATGCGGAACCCAGAGCACCGTCTCAAATACAAAGAGATGAGGCAAAAAGGTTTAGTATAGTCATTCTTAACTAGGAGAAAAGAAAATGGCAAATGGAAAATATGTAAGTACACTAGATGTAGATGCTTTAAGTGTACCAGTATTAGCCGCTACTGTATTTGCGGCAGAGGAGTCATCATTATTCTTAGGTGGTAACTTGATTCCTATAGTAAATGCTCCTTCAGGTCTTTTACAAGTTCCTGAATTAGCAAAAGTAACAGCACAAACTGTCAGCTCAGAAGCGGCAACAGGTGTTGATTTAGATGCACAAACTATTGCTGACACTAAAAACAATATTGTTTGTGAATTAATTGCGGCAAGAGCTGTAGTTAGAGATTTAGGTAATATAGATCCAAATGAAATTGGGCGGCTACTTGGCAGAAGTGTTGCCACCGCTTTTGATAAAGCAGTCTACTCAGCTTTAGATTCATCTACTGATTCTACAACAGACTGTGTACCTCTATCTTTAGATGCAATCTTTGACTCAGTTGCTCAAATCAGAGCAAATGGTGAAAATGGTCAGCTTTACTCAGTAATTACTCCAGCACAAGCTAACACAGTTGTTAAATCAATTGGAACAGCGGCTTATGCAGGTGGTGACTACCAAACTGAAGCATTAAGAACTGGTTACATTGGTCAAGTTGCAGGTGTTCAAATGTTTGTTTCTTCAAACATTACAGCGGCTAACACTTCAGGTTACATTTTTGGACAAGATGCATTAAGAATTGCAATGCAAAAAAATGTTGACATTGAAATTGGCAGAAGAACAGCGGCAGTTGGTAATGATGTAGTGGCTTCACTTCATGCAAAACCAGCAATGATTGACAATTCAAGATCAATCAGAATGATTAATGTATAATCATTAATTGTAGTTAGAGGGCTTTATGCCCTCTAACACTAATGGAGATTTATAATGGCATTTGCAACAAATGAAAACTTACACACTTTTGCACCTGAAGTCTTTGATCAGGGTGTAGATGACTGGTCATCAGAATTAGCATTGGCTGAAACTGATGTAATCAGTATGATCAGAATAAAGTATTGGAACAAATATGAAAACCCAAGTAATTTCAATAGTGCAAGACTAACAGAATCTCAATGGCAAAAATCTACAGTATACAAAGCATTGTATGCTTATATACTACCTAAACTTTCTACATTTAGACCAGAAGGTGATCCTTTCAGAGAACAACTTACTTTTTACAAAGAAAGATTCAATGAAGAGTTCAACACACAATTTGGTCTTGGTATTGAATATGACAAAGATGGAAGTGGATCAGTTGATCAAGACACTGAAGTTGAAAGATTTAGACAAGATAGGTTATACAGATAATGTCTAGAGAGAATATAGTTAGTGAGTTTGTTTCTACTTTGAAATCTATGAACACTATCAAACTTGGTGTTGTTCAAAGAGATCCAATTATAGTTTCTGAATTACCCAAGACAGCATTTCCTGCTGTCTATGTTGAAACTGTCAGTGAAGACAGAGAAAACTTAACTATGGGTGCAACAAGAACCAGAAGAAGTATGATGGAGATTGATTGTGTTATTGTAGTTGGTGGTAAAGAAAGAGACAAACAAAGAAATCTAGTAGTAGATGCTATTGAGAGCCAATTGGCGCTTGATAAAACTCTAGGTGGAACTGCAAAGGATTGTAGTTTAACAACAATAGAACTAGTTCAAATAGGTGAATCAGAACCTTATGCTAGTTGTAGGATGATATTCAGCATAGAATATCATTATGATATCTAAAGAGAGGTATAATTATGGCAACATATGCAGGACAAGGTGGAGCACTCCACTTTAATACAGCAACAGGTCAATCAACAGGTACAAATGTAACTGAAGTAACTAACTGGTCTATCTCATCTGAGGCTAATGCAATTGAAACATCAGCTATGGGTGATACTTTTAGATCTTTCACACCAGGTCTTAAGACTTGGGAAGGTACAGCTGACATTGTATGGACTGATTCAGCAGACTCTGGTTCAGTTGATTCAGTATTCTCAATTGGTGACACAGGAACAATTTTTTGTTATCCTTTGGCATCTGATACAGACATGAAACTTTCAGGTGATGTGTTAATTACAGGCATTGAGTATGTTCAAGACCTAGAAGATGTTATGAGAGCAAGTGTTTCTTTTCAAGGAACAGGCACTCTAACAGTTGACAACAACTTAAATTAATCAAAGGAGGATAGATTAGTGAGTGAATCAAGAAAAACAATAAGAGAATTGTCTACTGAGATCAACACTGATCTATCCAAATTTGTCAAAGATTATGTGAGTACTTTGAAGACTACTACACCAATCAGAACTGGTAGAGCTAGAAATGGTTGGCAGAGTACTTTTCAAAGAAAGAGTATAGGTAAGGGAGGAACCATACCTATAGCAAAGAATGATGTTCCATATATTGGAATATTAGATGATGGCAGTAGTAGACAAGCACCCACAGGTATAGTTGAACCTGCTCTTAGAAAAACAAGGAAAAGATAATGAAAAATAAAGTATTAGCAAAAGCAACAAGTCATTTCAAAGAAACACTTTCAAGTGGCTTGAAAAGTATTGAAGTTCCTGAATGGGAAACTACAATTTATTACAGACCTGCTTTCACACTTGCAGAGCAATCAAAAGTTTTGGAATTTCACAACAAGGGTCAATTGGTAGATGCATTGATTGAAACACTTATTGTAAGAGCCAAAGACAGTGAAGGTAAGTCTATCTTTCAGCCAGGTGAGAGACAAATTATTAAGAATGAAGTTGACCCAGAAGTTTTAACCAGAGTTGTTACAGAAATGAACAGCGGTGTAGGTAAGGCTGAAGCAGAATTGGGAAACTAACACAAGATACAGATATACTGTTCTTGTTTAAGCTGGCAGAAAGTTTAGGACAGACTGTATCTTGGGTGATGCACAATGTCAGCATTCTTGAGTTGAAAGGTTGGGTTAAGTATTATGAACACCAACACAGACAACAAAAGAAAGCCCAACAGAAGGGTAGAAGAAGGACTAGGTAATGGCAGATTATAAGATTAAAATTAATGCTGAGGACAATACCAAAGGTGCCATAGGCAATATTAACAAAGGACTTGGTGGATTAAGTCTTAGTGCAGGCAAAGTAAAAGCGGCCCTTATAGCCGCTGGTGGTGCTTTGGCGGCATTTGGTGTAGCAAACAAAGTAAAAGACACAATTGATAGTTTTGATAATCTAGCCAAAAGTGCTAGGATGGCAGGTGCCGCTAGTAGTGAGGCCGCTTTCAAAGGCTTCCAAGTTTTACAAACAGCAATGGGTGAGGCAGGTATTGATGCCGCTACCTTTGAAAGAGCAATGCTTCAAACTACAAGTAGATTGAAAGCAGGAACAGAAGGACAAAAGAGTTTTGCAAAAGTAACAGACAAGTTAGGTGATGCTATTCTTGACATGAATGGTAACCTAAAGTCAGGTCCAGAACTTTTACAAACAATGATCAATGCCTTGAATGAAGGCACAATCACAACAGAAGACTTTGCAAAAGTAGTTGGTGGTAGAGCTGGACCTCTTATCCAACAACAATTTGCAAGTATAGCAGGTGATGCTGAAGGACTTGCGGCAATAATGAAAGATGTTGAAGCAAACAGCAATATTGTAAGTCTTGAAGCAGGAGAAAATGCAGAGAAATTCAATGATACTGTAGGTAGACTAGAAATGGCTTTCCAACAATTAATGACAGATGCCATAACACCTCTCTTACCAATGTTAGTTGACCTAGCAGAAAATATATTGGCAAAAATGCCAGCATTCATTGAAGGTGTCAAAAATGCATTTGAAACATTACAACCTGTATTCAGCTTATTAGGCACAGTTTTAAGTGAAGTTATAGTGCCATTTATGAAGGCATTGTTTGAGGTACTAGGTAGTATAGCTACAGCAATAAGTCCGCTTGTAGAGGCGGCTATACCCGCTTTAAAGGCGGCTTTTGAGGGCATTCAGAGTATTATAGAATCATTGATAGGTTTCTTTGGTAAAGTAGTTGATGGATTATCAGCTATTGGTGATAAAGCAAAAGAACTAAAAGATGGTGTAACTGGATCTTTCAAATCAATGAAAGATAGTGTTGTAGATACAGCTGGTAACATGACAGATAGTGTTACAGGCTTCTTTAGTGATATGTATCAAAAGGTTGTTGGTGGATCAATTGTACCTGATATGGTTAATGGTGTTCTCAGTGAGTTCAACAGAATGTCCACAGGTATGCAACAATCTAGTGCAACAGCAACAAGTGCAGTAACACAAGACTTCAACAATCTAAGTCACACAATAGAAAATGATTTTGCAAACAGTTTAAGTAATGCATTGAGTGATGGTAAACTAACACTATCAGACTTCCAAGGATTCTTTAGCAATGTTATGACACAACTTATTAATGATGCTCTAAGAGGTGGTAATGGTATTGGAAATATCTTTAGTAGCTTGTTCAGTGGACTTG